CCTCTACGATACTGGTTGTTAATGTAGAAATGTTTGAAGTATTTAGTTTCTCTGTCATGGTTAACCTCCTTGTATTTGTCCATGATTGCTTGGCTTGGTTGCCAATCTTTAGATAGAATGTTCATTGTGTTTGCTCCAGTGGTCATTCCATAATTCTGTAGCGATTGCATTACACCAGTCTTTGTCTGACTGATAGATAGGTTTCATCTTGTAGTTTATGTATCGCTGTAGTTGTGACACATGTTCTGCTTGTTCGACTTGCTGCTCAAGACCATCAAGTGATACTACTTGATCGTAATAATCTTGCCATAGTTTCTTATACTTATTCATTCTTACCTCCATTTAAAAGTGACATTTGCATATCAGTAAGCCTCATTGGTAGCACTATAGTCTTGTCGCATTTATTACAACATCTACCATTAGCTACTGGCATAGCATCATTGCCTTGATCCCAATACATTTTACCATCTTCATTGTATTGTTTATCAATTTCTTTTTTACATATGACACACATCATTTTATTATCTCCTTAAATATTTTATCAGGTATAATAGCAACCCATCTTGGATCACCAGTCTTACGTTTATACATTGCAATATCCTTTCCGTCTAACACCTTGAAAACATTAGGGAATCCATCTACTGCTCTGTATTTTATTTCGACAACATACTCTACTCCTTTGATTATAAGTTTGATGTCACCAGTATGTTCACCACCAAGACTACCTGATAGTGGTACTTTTTTTACTGGTAACTTCCATGATGTGAATAGTTTTACAAACCAATTCTCATGATAGTTACCTTTGATCTTGCTTTTACTTGGCATTATTTTATTCCAATCTTTTCTAGTTCTTCTTCTAGTTCTCTTACATTACTTTTTAATTCATTGATAAGTTTATGCAGGATTATTATCTTGCCTTGCAAGTGTGACTTATCCATGCTTTCTTTAATTATTTTACCTATTCCGTCATTCATTAAAACTCTCCATCATCATGCAATACTGTTAAGTAAACTTGCAATGATTCACACCAACAAAGCAAGTTGAATAATCTTGGCTCACTGGTTTTTCGTTCCCAGTTACCAAGAGTTTTAGTATCAGTGCCAATAATCATAGCCAAAGATTCTATTGTATAACCTTTAGCTTTTCTTTGTTTGATTAAAGTGTCTATGATTTTTTGATGCTGATACTTTTGTTCAGGTGTCACGACCTAAAGTTAAGATGCTTTGTCTGACTATCCATCATGTCATTGAGAATATCAGATGCCTCTTTGCCTTCCCAATCTTTGGGAGCATTGTTAGCTTCCCATATCTTGATTGTTTTGGCAGTCATCTTATTGACCCAAAACTCAGGGTGGTTGTAGCCATATGGTTTAGCTACGTCACACATATGATCGTACATTATCCTGAAGTCTTGTGGTGTACCAAGTCTAGCATAAGCTTGGCACATTTTTAGTTCTGCTGTTGTGTAATTGATGTCCATTATAACCTCCATTAATTGAACATTGAGTCTGACTTAGACATATATGATAGCATCTTACTGTTACGTTCGACAATAGTTTTGTTCGTACTACTGACATTTTGTGGGTGAGATATCCAATGTGTTACAGCATTGTATAATGCCCATTTGTTTTTACCAATTTGGTTTTCATATTTACCCCATAAACCAAGTAAGTTTACAAACTGAGTTTCGTTACGATATCTGCCATCAACAGTTGGCTTTGGTGTCCAAGTTAATTTATCAAATAAAGTTATTGCATCATCATCTTTTACTTTGGTGTTGTACCACTCACGAAAGCGAGGCTCATTGTCACGAAACAAATTGATTGAGTGTTTGATATGATCAAAGTTGTAATTGAAATGACCATTATGTTTCTGTCTGTAGTTGGCAATCTTATCAGGTGTAGTGCAGCCATTCATACACCAAAGACGTAGACCATCAGCTTGTATCATCACAGACCATACTCCATTGTAAGAGTTACGAACTGTAATTTGAAATGCAATGTAGTCTTGCATGGCAGGATCATCAAAGCAAATCTCTTTGCATATGATTCGTGCCTCCATCATAGCACCATTATCAATCATGTTTACTTGTGTGATGTATGGTGTATTCATACTATCAACAATACTTATGACTGGATCAAGTACCTTTGCATGAGTGACAGGTCTGTATGATTTGGAATGATTACCAAGATACTCTTCAGTATCTGCTCTAATAATCATAACACGATCATCACAGTTGATTAGTTTGTCATCACACATACCTTTCATTGGTATAGTTTCTATAGGAAAGTTATACTCTGCAGGTTTGTCGATTAGTTTAGCTAGTTGTGTCATGTGGTTCATAGTTACCTCCTTTATAAACCAGTTGTGTTAAATGCTACCAAACAAAACATGAATGCAGCAAACGAAATGATACAGAAGATTACCCATATCAAATATATAATAAAGAAATTGTCCATTACTTCTTTACTTTCTTTCTTGTATTGGCAAGTCCATGTTGGAATGTTGCCAAGCTTATTGTGTATGCAACAATGAAGTTGAATACATATGGATCAGCACCTGACCATTCATATGCATATATGATTGATAGTACAGTGCCAACAGTACCTAAGATTATACATGAAATGTAAATCATATTTGATTCTCCTTTTCTATTATTGATTCAAAACGATCGGTGAGTTTGTCGCTGACTTGCTATTACACGATCAGGTTGACAACTCCCCCACCAACTACAGCTTGAGCATTTGTAGTTAGCAAGCCACCCAGAGTATGAGATGGAATCTCATAGATTAGTAGAGCCTCGTATGGCGATACTAATCTTCAAGGTTTGAAAATAAAAATAAAAGGTAGAGCATTACACTCTACCCTTTATATAGTGCTTTATGATTTTGCTAGTGCCTTGTCTTTGGCAGTAACTTTCTTCTTAGATACAGTTGGCATTGGTTGTTTCGCCAACTTGTATTGTTTCTTGTTTATGTACCACTCTATGCCGTAGTTTGGTTGTACCTTACCATTCTCCGTTGCCCAATCATAACCCATGATCTTAGTGAAGAGGGTAGTGAATTGATCATACAGTGCCTTACATAATTCGTATTTGTCTTGAGCCATCATGTATGCAATCTCAACATATGTACCACGAACCTCATCTGCTGATAGTCTTTCAACGTCTTGATTGTAGGTGTATTGTGTACGATCAAGATAATCTTTAGCAGATTTGAGAGAGTATGCAGTAGATAGTGACATACCTCCGTAGATTAGAAACAGATCCAAGTTGTATTTTGGATTCTCCATACGTTCGGACTGTTGGATACCAGTCTTTGAGTATGATGTTTCTCGTTGTGTACCATCAGCATTCATTGGTCGGTCGATAAGAAAGTTGTCGACGTCGTTGAATAGTGAATCAGGTGTTTCACTTAGTAGTACGTTAGATAGTTCAGTTATGTTTTTAAATGTATTTTTCATGATTTGATTCCTTTCATATATCATGGTTAATGTATGTACTAAACAAAAACTGCAAAGTACGATATCACTCGTCACACTTAGTCAAGTGCGATAGTCGGCTTGCCGATAATGCGAACCAACATATCTCACAGACATGACTATTGAAACGGGGTGAAGCATTACACTTTACAAGTGTGGTAGAATAACAGAGGCGTTTTGCAGTTTTTGTGCCTCGCAGAGTAAAGGGAGTGTGCGAAGAGAGGGATATTGTCGCATGAAGAGTCAAGAGATCTGGGCGATCTTCAGATCTTTTGATCCTCGAAATACGAATGTGTTTAGAGGATTCACAGTCATTGGTATCATTAACCATTGTTTATTATATGTAATCATGAATTGTTATGGTGTGATCTCACCAGTCTGTCTGTGAATCCCTGCGACCCAAATGCCTTGAACACCGAGCAAATGCAAGAGGGGAAGAGGTTGGGCTACTAGCGATAGTTAGCCTTGTTCTTACAAGGCTTACTCTTAGCTTGTAGGGGAACTCTTGCATTTGTGAATGGGCATGGCATTAGGCACAGTGTATGTGGAGGTGAATTGTCCAATAAATACAAGGTGTTACAAATGCCCTTGACAAGCATTTGATTAGTGTTCATAAAAGGGGGGTAAGGGGGGATCTCTTGTTAGCAAAGATTCGATTGACCAAGAAACAAAAACTACTTATTGATACGATCGTAGCAACTGGTTGTAGTGTAACTGAAGCTAGTGTCACTGCAGGATATGCTAAAGGTGAATCAGGAAGAGTGACAGCCAGTAAGACTTTGCGACTGCCTCATATCCAAGAGTACATGCAACAAAGGGTTAGAGAAAGTATAGGATTGAATGCTACGAAAGCCTCGAATAAGATGCTTCAGTTAAGCAGTAATGCTAAGAGTGAGTATGTACAACTAGAAGCTAGTAAGGATATACTAGATAGAGCAGGATACAAACCAATAGAGAAGTCTATGAACTTAGTCACTGGTAATATTAATGTTAGTATAGACTTGACATAAACAGATGTGTAGAGCTACAGATATAAATGCAAAGTATGATATACTAGGGGTGGGGGTAAAAATGTGGGCGAGTACTACTACAACACCTCTCGTACAAACATTATTCTTTAAAAAGGTACGTTATGGCTAAGACACCTGCATGGACAAGAAAAGCTGGGAAGAATCCTAAAGGTGGATTAAATGCTAAGGGTCGTGCCTCATATAAGGGTGGCACATTAAAAGCACCAGTTAAGAGTGGAGACAATCCAAGACGAGCTTCCTTCTTGGCTCGTATGGCAGGAATGAGAGGACCAGAGAAAGATGCTAAAGGAAAACCTACTAGGTTATTATTATCGCTTCGTGCATGGGGTGCTTCAAGTAAGGCTGATGCTCGTGCAAAAGCTAGAGCAATATCGAAACGAAACAAGTCAAAGAAAAAGACTTGACGAAATACATTTAAAAGTTGAATTATTAAAATACAAACTTAAAGAAAGGAAAAATAAAATGTATGGAAAGAAAATGGCAGCACCTAAGAAGAAGATGACTCCAAAGCAAAAGACATTACCTAAGTCTTTACAGAAAAAAATTATGGCATCAAAAGGTAAAAAAAAGTAGATGGCAGTTAATGCAGCAGGAAACTATACAAAGCCTTCAATGAGAAAGGCTTTGTTTAATAGGATCAAAGCGAGTACCAAAGGTGGCAAGTCTGGTCAATGGTCTGCTCGTAAGGCACAGATGTTAGCCAAACAATATAAAGCTAAAGGTGGAGGTTATAGATGAAGAAGGCACTAACCCCAAGACAAAAAGAAACATTAAAGAAACATAGTAAACATCATACCTCAAAGCATATGACTAGTATGAAAAAAGATATGATGGCAGGAATGTCGTTTACAGCTAGTCATAAGAAGGCTTTAAAAAAAGTTGGTAAGTAATGACACTCGCTAAATCACAAAGGTCGCTTCGTGCTTGGACAAGACAAAAGTGGAGAACGAAATCAGGTAAACCTAGTACACAAGGGTCAAAGGCAACTGGCGAACGTTATCTACCTGAAAAAGCAATTAAAGCTTTATCGGACTCTGAATACAAAGCCACTACGGCTGCTAAACGCAGAGCAGTTAGAAGAAATAAACAAGTATCTAAACAGCCCAAAAAGATTGCAGCAAAAACGAAAAGCTATAGATCTTATTCATAGGATAGAAAATGATTGATATATATTTCCAACTATTTAAATTTTTTAATAAGCTAGGTAATTTTTTTTATAACAAGTACTGTAAGGTACTTCATGTAAAGCAAGTGAATCGTAAGACACGAGTTGTTAAATGACATTCTTACATACTCTCAAGATTGAAGAGAGACGAATACTTAGAGAAGTTGTAAAGCGAGTTCACCTGAAACATCACCCTGAACAATTCTGTACTGATAGGGAAGCCGACAAAGTAATAGCAGTTATTGGTCCTGAGACTGTGGACACTCTTCTTAGAGTCGGAGTTAATACTCACATTGATACAATTTAAATACAAACCTGATGGACAAGTTATCAAGGACTTTATGAAAGATAATACTTTCTTTCGTGGCATAAGAGGTCCAGTTGGTAGTGGCAAGTCTGTTGCTTGTAGTATAGAAATATTTAGAAGAGCCTTAATGCAAGAGCCTGATAAGAATGGTAAGAGAAAAAGCAGATGGGCGATTATTAGAAACACTAACCCACAACTAAGAACAACGACTATTAAGACTTGGCTTGATTGGTTTCCTGAGAATGAGTGGGGAAAGTTTATGTGGTCTGTGCCATATACCCATATGATAACAGCAGGTGACTTGGAGATGGAAGTTATATTCCTTGCACTTGATAGACCTGAAGATGTAAAAAAATTACTTTCATTAGAACTTACTGGTGTATGGGTCAACGAAGCTAGGGAAATACCTAAGTCAATTATTGATGCTTGCACTATGAGAGTTGGCAGATATCCAAGTGTGAAAGATGGTGCTGCAACTTGGAGTGGTGTTATCTGTGACACTAACAGTCCTGAAGAAGATCACTGGTGGTCTATTATGAGTGGCGAAGTTCCAGTTCCTGATCATATAACTTTGGAAGAAAGTCGTATGTTAGTCAAGCCTGACAACTGGCAGTTCTTTACACAACCTAGTGGTATGCTTGAAGAGAAAGATGAGGACAATGCTGTTATTGGATACAAGCCTAACAAAGATGCAGAGAATAGAAAAAACATTTTAGAATCTTATTATCCTAACTTGGTACAAGGAAAGACAAAGAGTTGGATAGATGTTTATGTTATGAATAGACTTGGTAGTATCCAAGATGGTAAGCCAGTTTATAATATGTTTGTAGCTGATACCCATGTTGGTAAGGAAGAAATACCAGTGGCAGATGGTGTTCCAGTCTATATCGGATTGGACTTTGGACTTACTCCTGCTGCAGTATTTGGTCAAAAGGTTAGAGGTAGATGGAACATACTACAAGAGATTGTAGCTTTTGATATGGGTATTGTTAGGTTTGCTGAATTATTAAGGGCAGAGATAGCAACACGATATTCTAATTGTGAAGTACATATTTATGGAGATCCTGCAGGTGACTTTAGATCGCAGACAGATGAATCCACACCTTTTCAGATATTAAGAGGTGCAGGATTGAGTGCTAGACCTACACAAAGTAATGATGTTGCACTTAGAATTGAGTCCGTATCATCTGTGTTAAATAGAATGGTTGATGGATTATCAGGAATTTTGATTGACTTTAGGTGTAAAGAATTGGTAAAAGGGTTTGAGGGTGGTTATCAATATAGACGTATGCAGGTTTCAGGCGAACGTTATGAAGATAAACCTCTCAAAGATCGTTACTCACATATCCATGATGCTTTGCAGTATTTGATGTTGGGGTCAGGCGAGGGAAGGCAGATACTAGGCATGAACAAAAAGATTGAAACCTTTAATGCTAGAGTAGACTATGATGTCTTTAATCGTAAACCCAAACAACAAAGACGAGCAGGTCTATGGTCAAGAATGTAAAGGAGATTTAAATGTGTTTAGGTGGTAGCCGACCAAGTACTCCTCCTCCTACAGTAGAGGAGAAAGAGGAAAAAATGGAAAGAGAAGCTCAAAAAGATATTGAGACAACAAAAAGAGCAGATGCTAGACAAGATGTATTAGAAGAAAACATTACAGCAAAAAGAAAAGGTAGTGGTAGAAGATCGTTGCTACGAGGTTCAGGTGGTGGCATAGGTTTCTATAACGAGTACGATAGATAATGCACGAAAAATCTGTAGAACAAATGATGCAAAGATATGAGAAGGCTTTATCTGTTAGGGTAGAGTTTGAAAGTCTTTATGACGAAATATTTGAATATTGTTTGCCACAACGTCAAGGTTTCAAAAACTATTCTGCAGGTCAAAGACGAGATGATAAGATCTTTGATGAGACTGCAGTTGTTGGTATACAAGAGTTTGCATCAAGACTTCAATCAGGTTTAACTCCTAACTTTGCTAGATGGGCTGACTTTGTTACTGGTCAAGAAGTTCCTGAAGAAGAAAAAGATGACGTTAATAATGCACTTGATGGTGTCACTGATTATGTATTTGAAATACTACAGACGTCAAACTTTGCTCAAGAGATACATGAATGCTTTATAGACTTGGCACTTGGTACTGCAGTCCTTTGTGTTATGGAAGGTGATGCAGTAAATCCTATTAGGTTTCAATCAATACCATTACCTCATGTAGTTTTAGATACTGGACCTGATGGTAAGGTTGATCATGTATATCGTGAACGTATGTTAAAGAATGAAGATATACCAGTAGCTTATCCTAATGCAGTATTAACACCACAGATTGCAGAACGTATAACTAGAAATCCTGAAGGTAAAACAAAGATACTTGAGGTATCATGTAGATTATATGATGATCCTAATGAAGAAAAGTATGGTTACTATGTCATAGATGTAAATGATAAAGCTATGATAATGACAGAAATCTATACTGGAGTAGGATCAAATCCATTTATAGCATTTAGATGGAGCAAGGCAAGTGGCGAAATTTATGGCAGAGGACCTGCATTAAATGCCCTTAGTGCAATCAAAACTTGTAACCTAACTATAGAAATGATTTTAGAAAATGCACAGATGTCTATATCAGGCATCTATCAGATTGATGATGATGGTGTTATTAATGTTGATACAATTAACCTAGTTCCTGGGACTGTCATTCCAAAAGCACCAAACTCACAAGGGTTGCAACCAATAAGATCAGCAGGATCGTTTGATGTGGCTAATCTTATTTTAAATGATATGAGAAATAATATAAAAAGAGCTTTGTATAATGATATGTTAGGTGATCCAAATAAAACACCTGCATCAGCTACCGAAGTTGCAGAACGTATGGCAGATTTATCTCGTAAGATAGGTTCTGCATTTGGTAGACTGCAGTCTGAAATGGTACAGCCATTATTACAAAGGGTAGTCTATATATTACAGAAGCAGGGTCGGATAGAAATGCCGACAGTTAATGGTAGAGAAGTTAAGATACGAAGTGTTTCTCCCCTTGCACAAGCACAATCCAATCAAGATATTGTGTCGTTGAATAGATTCCTACAAACTGTTAGTGGTTCATTCGGTCCTGAGATTTTAAATATATTAATATCTTCAGAAGAAACTGCATTGTATCTAGCCAAGAAGTTTGGTGTTCCTGATAACTTAATTAGAGATGCAGACGAAAGACAGCAGTTAGTACAGATGGCACAGCAAATGCAACAGATGCAACAACAAGGAGAGTTACCAAATGCCTCAACACTTGGGGGTTGATGGATATCCAAGACCTAAAGAAAAAGACGAACAAATTTCAAAAGTTATTGATTCAGTATTTAAAACTCCTAATGGTAAGGAGATGCTTCAGTATATGAGATCAATAACTATTGATGCAGTAAGTGGTCCTAATATATCTGATATAGAACTTCGACATTTAGAAGGTCAAAGATATTTAGTCGCTTTATTAGTTAAAAGAATCAATCATGCAATGAGGTTAAAAAAATGAGTGAAGAACAAACTATACAAACAGAATCTGCTACAGATACCCCAACAGAAACTACTGCACCTCCAAGTGTTACTGAGTCTGTAGCAGAACCAACAAGACCTGAAGGACTTCCTGAAAAGTTTGCTACTTGGGAAGATATGGCTAAGTCATATTCTGAGATGGAGTCTTGGAAAGGTAAAAAAGAAGAGGATATAAAAGCAGGACTTATGCAGGAACTAGAGACAGAAGCTTACTCTAATAGACCTGCTACTTCAGGTGACTATCAAATACCTGAAGTATTAGATGAAGGAGAAGCTGCAACTAACCCTCTTCTTAAATGGTGGGCTGATTATTCTTGGGAAAATGGTTTGTCACAAGATGAGTTCAATGAAGGAATAACTAAATGGGCTGAGCATACTGGATCAGATCAACCTGACTTAGAAGCAGTTAAGAAAAGTCTAGGTGACAATGCTAACTCAAGAGTTGAAGCAGTACAGTTATTTATGAATAAGTTTTTCCCTGAAGATATGCAAGAAGCTGTTGCACAGCTTGGCACAACTGCAGAAGGGATTAAAGCATTAGAATTAATACAACGATCTATGCAACAAACAAATATTAATCCACAAGCAACTTCGCCATCTAAAATGACACTGGAAGATCTTACTGCAAAGATGAAAGACCCAAGATACTTTGATCCTGCAAGACGAGATAAAGCATATGTGCAAGAAATAACTGATGCCTTTAAGAGAATTTAAAGGTGAGGGTATCTATGATGGATACCCAATCGTAAAGGCTAAAGTTAGTCATATAGATTATATGCAAAATAATATGCGAGATGCTGATGTAAGGGAGTGCATTATACATGGTGCTACTCCTTTTCGTGCATTGATGGCAGGTATTAGAGAGCCAAATGGTGAAAGCTATACTGTAATGATAGATAAAAAACCTGCTTTAATGTTTGGTTGCAACCCAATATATACAAATATGATTGGTAAAATATGGGCATTAGGCACATATGATATACACAAAATAGAAAAAAAGTTTCTTAAATGGTGCAATCCAGTCGTAGATTATTACCAAAAACAATATTATCAACTAGAAAATGTAGTACCTGCAGACCATGCACACACCTTATCATGGCTCAATTTCGTAGGTTTTGAGATACTAGATCCACCAGTAATGGTAAATGGTTTTGCAGTTTTACGATTTGTACGTTGCAAAGGTGAAGAAATTTTGGTAAACAAAGAATATAGCCCAGTATTTAGCTGATAGCCCTAACGGATAACTAGATGATGCTAAGATGGATAACTAGATAAAATGTAACATTAACTTTTTTTGAGGAGAACTATAATGGCTAATACAATAGACACAGCCTTTATTACGCAGTTCGAGACAGAAGTTCATTTAGCTTATCAGAGAATGGGTAGTAAATTAAGAAATACTGTCCGTACTGTTAGTAACGTGAATGGAAACACAGCACGATTTCAAAAGATCGGTACTGGAATTGCATCAACTAAATCCAGAAATGGACAAGTAACACCAATGGAATTAACACATACAACTGTAGATGTGACTATGCAAGACTTCTATGCTGCAGAGTTCATTGATAAGTTAGATGAGTTAAAGACTAATATAGATGAAAGACAAGCTATCGCAACTTCTGCTGCTGCTGCTCTCGGTCGAAAGACAGATGAGTTGTTATATACAGCAATGGATGCAGGTGCAAACTCAACTCAGATACATGATACTGGTTCAGCTTTAGAAAAAGCAGACTTACTATCATTGTTTGAAACTATGGGTGCTGCAAACATACCTGAAGATGGTGGAAGATATTTAGCAATGAATCCTAAAGGATATTCTGATTTATTTCTTATCACAGAGTTTGCTTCATCTGATTTTGTTGGAGAGCAAAACTTACCATTCGCAGGTGGAATGTCCATGAAAGAGTTTCTAGGATTCAAAATTTTCTCAACAAGTGCTGTTACTGCAGGCAAGAGCATAGGCTACCACACTTCTTCTGTGGGTCTAGGTATTGGTGCAGATGTAACTACTGAGTTAAATTATGTTCCTGAGAAAGTTTCTCATTTAGCAACTTCAATGATGTCAATGGGTGCTGTTGTTATAGATGACAACGGAATCTATGAAGTCCTTGATAACAACTCATAACATAGGGAGATATTAATATGGCTTTAGATATGAGTAACTTAACCAGACTAGCAGGTGGAAGTGGTGTAAACCTTTGGTACTATACATCAAATGATGCCTTGTCTGTGGTAAGAGCAGCTAACTACTTCTCTACAGCAGATGCTACTGGTGGTGAGTTGAATGGAACAACAGCATTAGGAATGATGAACGAAGGTGACGTTGTTCTTATTTGTGATGCAAATTCAACACATAAAACTTTATCTGCAACTGTAGTTAAATCCGTTTCAGCCACAGCTATTGACTGTGGTGATGGTGGTGACTTAAGTACAGCAGACAGCGACTAAAGGAAGGGGGAGCAATCCCCCTTATCTTATATGACAAGTACTGTAGCAAATTCAGCAATAGACATAGCATCAAGAGCATTAGTTCTTATAGGTGCAGAGCCTATTACATCATTTACATCTTCAGGTACGGAAGCATTAGTGGCAACAAATATGTATGAAGATACAGTTCGTGCTACACTTTCAACTGCAAGATGGAGATTTGCTACTGCACAATCTAACCTAGCACAATTATCAGATGCACCTACTGGCAGATTTGATATTGCACATCAACTACCAAGTGACTTACTTGTGTTACATGGTGTTACAGTTAATGATAATTTAATAGACTATACTGTTTATACAGACAAAGTATTTAGCAACTCATCATCAACAGATACTTTAATAGCAGACTATACATTCAGAGCAGAAGAAGTTAACTTTCCAAGTTATTTTGCATTAGCTTTGCAATATACATTGGCATCAATCTTTGCAACATCAATAGCAAGAGATGATAGATTAATGAGTATGATGGAAACAAAAGCAAACTTATTAATGGCAAAAGCAAGAAATATAGATGCACAACAACAAACCACAAGAAAACTTGCTACATCAAGATTCATTTCAAATAGGAGAAGTTAAATGGCAAAGATAAGAGTGCCATTAAATAACTTTCAATTTGGGGAGGTAAGTCCATCACTTACATCAAGAACAGATACAAAAGTTTACACCAATGCTGCAGAGCAGGTAAGAAATTTTTTTATAAGATCAGAAGGTGGATTAAAAAAAAGGACTGGCACAAAAAGGTTACATAACTTTGCTAGTAGTCCAGCATTTACAGCAACAACAAGTCTAAGACAAAGTGTAAGAATTGAACCATTTATATTTTCAGATGATGAAAAATATATAATAGCCTTTAGTAATACACGAATAGAGATATTTCAGATACACCCTACGACTGGTGCAGTGGCATCTGTTCAGTCATTAACAAGTCAATCATGGTTAGTTAACACAACATCAGCACCTTATTTAGAAGAGATTACTTTTGCACAACAAGGTGATCTTATGTTTATTTGTCACAATACATTTCAGACTAGGATACTTGAACGAACTGGTCTTACTTCATTTGCTGTATCTACATTTAACTTTGACACATCAAGAGATGATGAGAATATATTCCAACCATACTTTAGTTTTCAACCATTAGGTATGACTATGAGTTGTAATGCTACTACTGGTACTAGTAAAACATTAACAGCAAGTGCAGCTTATTTTAATACGGATAGTCCATCTAAACATGTGGGTGTTGATATGTTGATTGGAGATACTCGTTGTAGAATTACTGCAGTAGCAAGTTCAACATCAGCTACTATAGATATAGCAGGAACGATAAGACAACAACTAGAAATAGATAGTATTAAAGTATTTGAAGGTAGTGGAACTGTTTTAGTTACACAAGCCTTACATGGATTAGCTACTGGAGCATCTGTTGTTATTGATAGGTCAGGTGCAGTCGGTGGTATTGCTGCAACTAATATTAATGGCACAAGAACTATTACTGCTGTTCCTACTGAAAATACATTTGAATTTACTGCAGGAGGTAGTGCCACTGCAACTTCTAGTGCTATTGGTGGAGGTAGTCCTCGTATTGCATCTGCTGCAGCAACTACTGAGTTTAGTGAAATGAGTTACTCACCACTAAGAGGATATCCTGCTGCAGTTACATTTCATCAAAATAGATTATGGTTTGGTGGCACATTAGCACAGCCTGATGGCATATGGGGAAGTAAGTCAGGATTGTATTTTAACTTTGATATAGGTGATGCAGAAGATAATGATGCTCTTGATTTAACTGCAAACGTAGGTGAAATCTTTTCTATTAGACATTTAGTATCTAATAGAGATTTACAAATATTTACTACTGGTGCTGAGTTATTTATACCAACTATTAGTAATAAGCCAGTAACACCTTCTAACGCACAGATACGCAGACAGACTCCATTTGGTAGTAGCTTTGTAAAGCCTACTGTATTTGATGGTGCAACTTTGTTTGTGCAAAAAACTGGTAGTGCATTGAGAGAGTTTTTATTTACTGATGCTGAAGCTGCTTATACATCTGTAGCTGTATCAGGTCTTGCACCGCATCTTATACTAGATCCAGTACAACAGACATCTATAAAAGGTGCATTAAATAGAAGTGAATCATATGCCTTTTTAATTAATAGTGATGGTACTATTGCAGTATTTTATTCTGTTCGTGGAGATCAAAAAGCAGGATGGACATTGTGGGATACAGAAGGAACTTGGCATAGTATATGTGCAGTCCATGAAAGATTGTTTGTTGTGTGTGCTAGAGATGATGGATCAGGAACAACTAAATTGTTTCTTGAGGAGTTTCAGGCAGATATGCCAATGGATTTTTGTGATACATTTAGTGGTAGTGGTAGTGCATTTGGTAGTTTAGGATCACACTTTGCTAATGATGCAGTGGTTAAAGCCACAAATGGCAATGACTTTCTTGGTAGTTTTACTGTGGCAGGTGCAGCAATAGATGCAAGTGCAGTTAAAAGTGGATTGACTCAGGCATTTATTGGATATGCTTTTACTCCTACATTAAAGACTTTACCTATAGATGCATCAATACAAGGAGGACCTTTGACTGGTGAGCCTAGACAAATACCTAAAGTCGTATTAGATTTGTTCTCAACATTAGCAGTTAGTGTTCAAGGACCAAGTACAACATCAACAACAAGAGACTTGGTTATTAGGAATACTACAGATACAGTGTCAGGTGGCTTAATGGAAAGGTCTGCTGTTACTGGTAAAGAGGAGTTTAGATTGTTAGGATATAGTCGTGATCCAAGAGTTATAGTATCACAGTCTTTTCCTTTGGATTTACAGATTAACGGAATGATAGTAGAGGTGGCATTTTGAGTTTAACAATAGCATTAGCAATAGGATCAGCATTTGTTACGGCAAAAGGATATAGTGATGCAGGAAGAGCAGCTAAGATGGAGGGTGCTTTAACTGCTCGAAATATAAAAACTCAAGGTAAAATAAGACAGTTACAAGCTTTGCAAGAACATAATGATATTATGACAAACCTACAATCTTTTAAAAATCAAAATGCTGCAGTAGCAGGTCTTACTGGTAGAGATATGGGATCAGATAGATCATATAAAGCATTATTAAAAAAAGCTGAAGAAGATAATAAAACATTAGCACAAAGATCAAACTATCAAAATCTTGCAGAGCAAAGTAAGTATTCTCAACAAGCAGTTATGGCAGTTACAAAAGCTAATAATATATCTAGAGCATATAGATATAAAGCATTTGGCACAATACTGAGCGCAGGATATAAAGCAAGCACTATGACTGGTGGCGGTATGGGTACAAGTAGAAGTGGACTTTATACATAATGGCAGAGTTTATTAGATCAAAACCTACTACATTTAGAAACAAACCAGTTGGTGTTGTTCGTGCTGATACTGGTGCAATTCAATTAGGCAATGCAGTTGCAGAATTAGGTAACTCTATGCAAAAAGTCTTTTGGGAAGAAGCTAGACAAGATGCCATAAAAGATGATGTGCAAAGAGCAAAGACATTAGCTGTTGCTGATAATGGTAAAGTTATATTTGAAAAAGCAAACTTTACGCAGGTAGGTACACCTTATGCAGAAAAAATATTGGCTCAAAGATATAGTGATGCTATTGGACTTATGGCTAAAGGTGAGTTTGCAAAGTTACAAAGTGAAAACAGATATGATAAAGATACATTTGATACACAAGCAAATGGGTATATAGAAGCTCATGTGAAAAGTTTTAAAGATAATGGCATGGAACAATACATACCTGACTTTATAACTAAGATTACAAATCAAAAAGTTCTTCATTCTAATAAAATATTAAATGACACTATTGCAAGAGATGAAAGAGTTGCAGCACAAAATACATTATTGACCACTAGAGATAATATAAATTCATTAGCTACACTTACATACAACAAAGGTAATCTTGAAAAGAGTGATATAGAAGTAGAAGGTCCTGAAGTATTTACTCAAATAGATACAGATATAAATGAAACTGTTAAAGAAATAACAGATAATATTAATAGCCTTGTGCAAGATGGACATATAAAA